TTGTAAATGCTGGTAATTCGATTTCGATTTGTTTTGTTGTTGTTGTTGTAATTTTCATAATTTTTATTTTAAATGTTTAATAGAGTGCAAATATAGTTCTTTATTTCGTACTACCAAATTTATTTTAAGAATTATATAAATAATAATTCGTTAATAGTTTCGCTAATGTCTTTACGTTGTTTTTCAGTTAGCTTTTGTGGATTAATCCTATTTTTGTTTTGGATCAATTTATTTACGATGTCAAGTAGCTTATGATTGTTACTTCGATATGTCTTTAACGTGTTGTTTTTAGGGTTTATGTATATACTTTTACGTCCTAGTTTTTTATTCTTTTCCATGTCTTAATGTGTGTTTTCTATGCAATCGCTTTTTGGGATTCTGTCTACTGGTTCTAAATTAGATTTGAGATATCTAAATGTGCCACGTTTGACCACGTAAACTTTTACGGATTCTCCATTAATTTCAGTTATTGTCCCTACTTCTTGAGTGCTTTTAATTCTTATTTGTTGTCCTGTTTTCATTGTTTAAAGTTTAAATGAAATATAGTCTGGCGCTATTTCTTTTGATGGTTCGCTAACTATTATTTTACTATCTTCAAAAGTCAAATTTATCTGACCTTCAATATTATGTATAATACAATGTTGTATTAGCTCTTTGATTTCGCTTACCGATGTAACGATTGTCGTGTTAACTATTTGCATGATTTTATTTTTTAAATTGTTATACTAAAAATATATTTTATCCATCCTAAATCTATTTGGATCCTACCATTTGAAAGTTTGCTAAATGCAATCATTGGAAGTATTAACCATGTTTTATTTTCTTTCATATTAATTATTTTTTAAGTAGTTTTTTAATATAGCAATATCAGTTTTTAAGAAGGCAATTTTATCCCAGTCCTTAACTGGCTGTTGCATCTCGATTTCAAGTCTCTCTAATTGGCATGCTAAATTTACTTTCTTAACTTCATTCATTGTAACCATATCTAAATGGTTTTGAGTTAATGTTGCGTTTGCGTCTAATTGTTGTGTTAGTGTAATCATAATTATTGTTTTTAAGTTTTAAAAAAATTGTGCGTTGAAGTCGCACCCCTTGTTTTATTAATTGTTAAATTCTTGTTCAAATGATTTGTTAAATGAAATTGCATTCCCATAAGTATTTTTATAACTTGCTTTTTTACCTGTTTTTTTAGTAAAATTAAAATACTGATTATAAAATGATTTTATGCCGTTATTATTATAACACATTAAACAAGTAACTGTAAATGTATTTTCTTTTACTTCAACTACAATTCCTGTATATATTTGATTGTTATTTTCAAATATTACTTCGTTATTTAATTCGATGTTTTTAAATGTTTCGTTTGTCATAATTATTGTTTTTAATTGTTATTGATAGTGCAAATATACACCCGCTTTTCGTACTACCAAATTATTTTACAAATTATTTTTGTTAATTCGCTGAAAGGCGCATGAATAAAGGCTATAAATTTTTAAAAAAAAAGCCCAATGTAGAAACATTGAGCCTAAAACACTAAATTTTAATTATGAAAAAAACGAGTTAAATCGGTAATCCGTATTGAAAGTGCATCCAATCTTTATCCATTAATCTACCCAATGAAGCAAAGCCATGTTTCTCAAATATATCAATCATTGCTTTATAATCTGCTCGTGCAAATCTTGCCGTCTTATGAGTTTCTTTTAATGTGTTTCTATTAGGATCTAAATCGATTGCCGTGCCCCATGAATGAGCTGAAAGTTTAGTTCTTGAACCTCTCATTAATCTGTAATTAAAACAACCACCAAAGTCATTAATACCCAATTCATTTATTTTGCGCTCTCCATAACTAGCTAACAATTCATTGAACACATTTGTAAACGCCTGTGCTACTTTTTTGTGACATCTCATACGTTTTACTGGTTGTCTATCGTAGTACATTGTATAAGGCAAATCAATCATAACCAAATAACTACCTTCAGCATTTGCTTTGCCGAAATACTTTTCCTGTTCTGCTTGACTAAATATTTTTACCTTCATTCGTTACAAAAATAGATATTAAAATTTGACTTCAAACTTTATTCTTGCGCTTGTTGACTTGTCGTTTATTTCGCACCCAATGGAAGCCGTTATATTCTTTATTTTAGCTTCGATTTCAGACTTTAAAGTTATGTCGCTATGCTTTACCTTAATCGTATTGTTATCAAGTGTAAATTCGCTATTTTTAGGCAAATTTAAACGCATCAAATCAAACTTGGCGCTTACGATTGAATTAGGCATTTCGCTTTATTTTATCAGTAGAAATAAATCTCAAACCGATGTTAATAACATTTGTTATAAATCCTACTAAAACAGTCAATCGAAGGCTTAAATTTTCATCCAATTGCAAATCAGTAAACAATGTAGGCAATAAAGCCATTACCATTGTAATTGATACCAGGATATTCATAACGATTGTTTTTGATTCGTACCAATGTTTAATTTTCTGTTTCATCTGTTTCTTTTAATGGTTTAAAATTATTTTCAGTAAGTATGGCAGCGCTTTCAACTCTTTCGTAAACATTACCATTGTTATCTGTTAAATTTTCGATAGTGTTTATTACTGCAATAATTACACTATCTACGATAAATCTTTGAACGTTCACTCCGATTGATGTATCTTCTTTATAGATTGCCGTTGGCATTGGTAAATCTTCGCTAACAACTAAAGAAAAATATTGGTTCTCATTGTAGTTAATTACGTCAATTAGTTGACCCGCTTGTAATATTAATTTAGTCATATTACCCAGTTATTTCTGTTAACAAATCTTGTAATTTAGCCAATGGAGTTGTGAAATTAGTGCAATTATTTGCTGAAAATTCTCCGTAAAATGCTGGTCCTATTATTACTAAACTTGTGTCAGTTGTATAAAAATTTAAGTTGTCATATTTACCAAAGTAAATTATACCTACGTTTTGCTCCTCTATTTTGAATACAGATGGGTTACCAACTAAATCTGCCATTATTCTTAAATCGAATAAATCGGTTACTACTTCATTTGTAATAATGAATTTTGAATTGTCAATCATTTTTTATATTTGTTTTTTAGTTAAATTTTTTAATATTCATATCCGTTGCAATCGTTACAATCTCCACGTCTATTTATTCTACGTCTTGCCAAATTGAAGCTCGAATTGGTTTGCAATCCACTGAAGTAAGGCGTTCCTTTGTCGGGAGTTATACCATCAAGGAAATCATAACTATTATATGCAGGATAATCACTCAAATTATTTTTTAAATAAGTAGTCATCATTTTGGTATAATTTTCAGCTACACTTCGAACCTCGTTTTGTAAGAATTTCAACGCTTCTAAATCAATCGATTGACCGCTTTCGCTATCATTATTCATGATTGACTTATTAAATACTTTGTACTTCAAAAACGGCAAAGCATGATACAAAGCATAGTTACATAACATAGCTCCTATAAAGTCATCAAGTATCTTTTTATTCGGGATCGTTAATGTGTTATTCGTAATTTGAGTTTGCAATTCTTGATAAAACGTGGCACCTAAATAATTTTGCAAGTAAATATCTTGAGCCTGTAATATGAAAGGCTGCAAGTCATCGGGACTAACCGATTGATGAATTGATGTATATGATTTTAGTTTCGTTTCGGATACGAATAGTACGTTAGTTATTGCCATTATTCTACGATTGATGTTGTTGTTGTTGGTATTGCTGTTGGTTCGATAATAGTTGTTGGCACAATATAAAGGTCGGTATCATATCCACTATTTAGCATTAAATTATTGAATACTCTTAACATACCCTTTTGGATTGGTCGAATACATGTGCCAATAAAATGACCATACGCAACCGCTAATTCATCTGCATTCGAGCTAAAGCCAGCGCCACCATTGTAAAGGCCCAAAAGTAACGGACTTGTAATTCTATGTCCTGTTAAGATTCTTGTTGTGATTCGAGTTTCTAAAGTAGTGTAGTAATTATCATTTGTGCTTGTTATCGGAGTAACCTCGGGCGCATGTTCTTTGTCTTGACTAAAAGCAACGAATGCTTTTCCAGCGTTTTCAGTTCCACGATAAGCCATCGTTAACTCGTCATAAATTTCTTTACGTTCCTCGGGTGCCGGTATTCCATTGTTCAAAGAAATAAACAAAGATGGATTCAAACTATTTGCTAAATTAGAGATATGAAATTTAGAAACTTCAATATCAATTTGGATGTCATTAATCGAACCAGCGTATGTCGGTAAAGGATAATAGATATTGCCAGGTTCATAGTCAAACGCATAAAGAATTTGCGAAGGTTGTTCAAGTGATAATGCAGGGTTATATGTCGCATATTGTGTAGGCTTATATTTATTTGAGTTTTCCCAATTAGTGCTATAAAAATATTCTTTTGGTGCATCGTCTCCTGGTTCAATTTTTCCACTTCTTACTTTTGTAAAGTCAAGATGATAAATCTCGCTTATTGTCTTACCATCGTTTGACCAAATTATGTTCATTGCATACCCACCGAAAGTAATATAATCTTGAGCGCATTTTTCAAACACATCATTCCATGAGTCAATCGGATTCGCACGTACTAAAACGTAATTTAAAGCCTCGTCCGTGGTCTTTAATCCATTCCCTATGGTTGCGTCTATTTTTGATTGTATAGCCGTTCTATTAATCGCTGAACGCAAAAATAAGCTCGCTATAAATTGAGGATATAAATTGTCCTCTCCGTAGCTTATCCATTTTTTTGAGCCACGCTCCGAGAACGTAGGCAAATTTATTTGAATTTGTGAAATTGAATTAAAAGCAAAATTGTTCATATGTTATTAAATATCTTTTTTTGCGTTTTTTCGCAATGAAATAATTTCGTAAATATACTTAATACTTACTAAAATAGATGCAAAAATTGAAACTATGTAGAATACTGACTTTAGCGCTTCAGGTAAGCTTGTTAAACTAACTCCAAAAGTTGTAACATTTAGTACGTTTACGGGCTCTTTTAATGTGTCGATTATACTTTTCATTAGCTTACATATATTACGCTTTCGCTTTTTTCATTATCGGATATATATTCAATTTTTTGTACTTCGGTATCGCCAGCCAAAAACGCTTGACCACGATTGTAGATGTCATCTTCGATGTTAATCGTATAATCAAAATTACCAAATGGTAATCCGTTCAAATGATAGTCTCCTGTAATACCATCATTTATGT